CCACTTGCCCAAAACCATTCTTCTAAATTTTTATAATAATCAACTCCATTTGTCCAAGTGTTTGTATACTGTCTAGTAGTAGATCCAGGATTACCGTCTCTTACTATTTTTATTGTTATTTCAGCAAAAGGATATATAGGTGAATCAAAATTTATTAATGCGGCACCACCATAATCTGCTCTAGGCATATCTATTATGTACTGATTGTTATATAGACCATTATTAGATCCTGGAAACATTGGAGTTCCAATATATCCAGTTGTTCCAGCTGGGCTATTATATCCTCTTACATTAAATATAAAAACATCACCTATTGTATATCCTGTGTTAGCATCCCAAATTATACCTAAACTCACATAATCTGAAGCTCCAACTGTTCCAAATGTTAAAGTGTCTGAAAGAGTAGAAGGTATTATTATAGGTCCAGTCCAAGTTGCTGTAGACAAATCTATATCCCTAGTATATTCATATGAACTTGAACTTAATATCCTTACAGCTATTCTGCTATCTGTATTTGCTATAGATGAAGAAGCACTAGATATAGCTAATAGTGAAGGGTATGTACTTTCAATTGTATTATCTCCAGAAACATCATAAAAAACTGGAGTTGTGTTTACACTTATTATAGGTTTTAATCCAACTGGATTTGGAGTTTCACCACCAGTTCCAGTTCTAGGACCTCTACCAGTAGAAGCGTCATATGCTGTATATGTAGACCCATCATTTAAGAATGATGAACCATCCGTCTTAATTTTAAAATATAAACCTTCTGGAGCACTAGAAACAAATCCAGCTTGTTTATATTCAAGCTCAAGTATTTTAAATTTATTATTTACATGAGTAGCTGTAAAACTAGCAGTCTTAAATATTATATATTGACCTACTATTATTTTATCTCTATCTGATTCATTTATAAGAAAATATCTAAAACTACCATCTATAAAAAAAGTTCTAGGAAATACATTATAGTATTCACCAGTAGGTTGCTTAAGAACAAATCTAAAATTAGTGGCCCAATTAGGAGCTTGGTTGTTTAAAGTTACACGAATAGAATTTTGATAATCTGATCTAGTTGATGGTACATAAACAGAATTATTTTCTGTAGTAAGAACCGTAGTCATTCTTCCGTACTCATCAGTATAAACAAGACCAATCTCATAATCTCTATCAGATCTAAATGTTCTCCTAGCTGATGTTCCAGATATTAAATCAGAAACAACCTCAAGACTATAGTCAATCAATATATCTTGATTAAACGCATCTTTAAGATCTCTAAATTGACTATAATTTCCATACACTAATCTATTTCCTATAACATTCTGGCATTTAGCTAACAATGGAACATTATCAAACAGTCTAGTTATTTGAGATACGTCTAATGGTCCATATATTTTATTATTTGAAAACTCTATAGTATATACAACATTGTCTGATAATCCTATTTCTCCTTTGTTATAACTATCTATAACATAAGTATTTAATCCAGAAGTGTCATAAAAAACTACTTGTATTTCTTTAACAAATTGATTACCAGTTTCAAAGGTTACATCAATTTTATTAAATATGTTTTCCATACCAGTATTATCACCAGAATCAAAATCAAAAAAGAATGTATCTCCTTGGAATGCTACACCAGAAAATGGAGATAAAGAACTATATTGATTATCTACATATTTATATCGATAAGCGAAATACAAAAATTTTCTCTCTATATTATTTGTTATTTCTGGATCTCCGTCAGACTTTAAATATATCTTTGGAGCATTCAATGGTGGACGAAGAATTACCTGTGTATCAAGATCAATTCTAGGATCATCGTCAGACCAAGATTTAGCTCTAGCAATATTTATTCTCCTTGGTGGATTAAGACCATCAGACCAAAATAAAAATGGTCCAAGATTACCAAATGAAGGTATGTAGTTTATACCAGTAACGCAGTAGTTTTTGTTAAAGTTTAACTGACCTGTAGTACTCAACAATACTTTTGTCGTTACATCAGTCAATTGGTTATACTCGAATACAGCATCAAAGTTATCACTAGTAACAAGCCAATATATCAAGTTTTGAGCCTCATACGCAACAGCACCTATAGCTCTTGCATTATCAACAGACAAACCAGTTACTGTGGCTATGTCAGACATTTTATCATTACCTCTAGAATTCTGAACAGCTCCAATAGTAGATCCTTGTGACGTATCTATAGTTACGTTTAACGCATCTAAGTACTCTCCATCTGGGATAAGACGTTCGTCTATATCCTTGTTCATCTTTCCAGCAATAAAAGTCTTGTCTAGTTTTATCATTTTATTTGTTTATCTCTACCTCTTAAAGGCATTAATAATCTAGATGGATGTAGGTTACTCAATCTGATCTTAGTGTTTCTAAGAACAGCCATCTTTTCTTTTCTAAGTCTATTTATAACGTACTCTTGTATTCCGTACTTGTTATTTAATAAGGCCCATTTAATATAAGCATACAAATATTCTTCAGCCAATTTGTTGATTGTGATAAGAGAATCGTCACCGTTTTCCATACCGTCTGATATGTATTCAAAAACAATAAACTGATTTTCTACACCACTTGAAAAATCAATTACTCCAGCTGCTTTGTTTATATAGAACTTAGGATTTACATTTGCTTGATCAGTCTCTAATCCAAACCTTTTACCAAAGTTGTATCCAAAATACCAATCACCATCCCAATACCAACCGTACTGACCTTGATATGGACCCATGCCAGTATATAACTGTTTGTCTTGTCTTAATATATCAAGCTTTGATGTTCCAGTTACTATCTCACCATTAATGTCAAATATAATATCAAGATTGTTGTCCTGCAAATAAGCTGTAGCAGACATAGGAGTTCTGTTCTCAACAAGTGGAAACAAAATACCATTCTTTAACATTGATATCCTAACATAGTTAACATAGTCTGGAGGCATAACCATCTTTAAGTCATCACCCATCTCAAGTTCTATAACCTTAATGTTTTTTAATGCATCATAATTAAGCTCTTGTACAGCTCTCTTAGCGTGAAACAAAACGGCATATCGATCAACATTATTGACCAATTTGTCATTACCTACATACATTAACATAAAATTGTTAACAACGTCAGCTAGGCTTACATATTGATATGACCCCCAGTTAACATCTGTTGGTATAACTCCGTTATTTGTGTAGTATTGATAGTTAGTAATGTATGCCATTTGTTATTGGTTTTGTTGTATATCTTGCATTTCTTGCGCTTTTGCTATCTGCACAACATCCGTTTCTCTTATGCTAACACCACAGTAAGCAAGTATCTTAACCACTAATAATGGAAACTCTTCCATAGGCAACTCAAAGTCTTGATAGTCACCAGCAGATGGATTAAACAATGGATCTGAATCTCCAGCAGCCATAGCTACATATGTCCACTTTGGATCTAACGGCAGTCTTAAATAATGAGCTGTTACGCCAGATATTATTGTGTTGGGGTATACAGTGATATCAGAACCAGAGAATGTGTATACTGGGTAAGAAACACTAGGCGATGTTAGATTAGAAGCCAATAGGTTTAATATCTTCCTATGTGACACCTTCTCTACTTCTGTGTTGTTGTAAACAATCTTCTCTAAGAAATAATAATCAGATGGAGCAGTAAAGACATTTAGAGTTCCAGTTAAGTTTGCTGACGTGTAAAATATGTCAAGTGACTCAGCTATATTTTTAGGAACATCTGAATAGCCTTCACCGTATCCTCTAGCAATACTCTTTAAGAACGCATCTGAATACTGTTCCATGTAGTTTGTAAATATCTCAAGCTGTGCTTGCTTTGCATACAGGTTGAACTCAAATGGCGTTATGTATCCTCGATTGTCTTTACTTAATATAGACAGAACGGTATTTCTAACTTCGTTTATCATATTTACAAAGATAAATAAAAAAAGGCACTCTTTTGAGTGCCCTTTCTAGTAGCAAATACTATACTATTAAGCGATAGCAATACCAGATACAGCAGCTGGTAAGTTGTTTACTTGGTAAGCAACATTATACCATGGCTCTTGCAAAGCTGCGATAACAGCAGTCTGGATAGCATCTCTCATAGACTCAACTCCAGCTGAAAGAGCAGCATGTGTAATTGTAGTCAATTTGCCTCCTCCGTACATAATAGTAACGGTAGTTGTGCTAGCTTGCTCAATCAACTTAATGTCTACAGCAGAAACTAATTGATTTTGCTCACTTGTTACAGGGATAGATAAAAACTTTTCCATTTGTTAAAAAATTAATGGGTTAATAATAGCACAAATATACTATTTTTCTGACATTTTATCTTCAAGGAATTTATACAGTTCCATACCTTCATCTGACTGTAACCAAGAAGCCAAAACAAATATATGATTTTCACCATAAGGAACTGTCAATAATCTCTTCTTGTTTTCCTTCAAGTTGTAATGAATGTCTTTACCTCCTCTAAATGTTAAATATCCGTCAG